AAGGTGTTTCCTGTCAGCGGCTGGTAATGTAAAAGCCGCTGCAGAACCTGCACCGACTACGAATGTCTTACCACTATCTGATAGCGTAAGTGACTGTGTTACAGCCTCTTCAACTAATGGAGATGATGCAATTTTATCAAGAGCATCATCAGATTTATTTTGTCCATACATAGGATGTGCCATAAATCATACCTCCTTATTTCCAGATAGCGTGAGCTTCAGGCATTTGCCATTCCATCCCAGCTTCTGTTTGAATTAAGTCAACTCTACGATCAATACCACTATTTTCTAGTGTTTGAACACCTACATAAATCGCAGTATCACGATTCAAGCCATTACCAACAAGAGGTCTGTATTTACAGTACTTCATGTTACAAGCAAGTATCTTAATATGTGAATTATCTAAGTGAACATTGCGTACTACATTCATATCACCGTAAGGTGTAGAAATAACAGCAATGTCAACACCAAAAACCTTCTTCTTAGCTGTTAACGACATATCAGCTCTGAAGTTAGGTGATACTTCTAGATTGTTAGAGAAATAACCACTCAATTTATGTAACCAGTTATAAACAGCAGTGCTTACAAAGAATAATGAAGCATTTGCATTATTATAACGTGGATCGAGGAAATTACTCATATCATCAAGAAAATCATCTTGAGTTTTTGATGCTATTGTTAGGTCAAACAAGTTACCGTAATTCAGAACAAAGTCTGCAGCTCCTTGAGTGTACCATTGACCGTTTGAAGAGTCTTTATACTGAGTACCAAACAATAATGATTGTTCGATATCCCATTTGTGTTCTATCAACTTTTCACGCCAAATTCGAGCCCACTCATTTGGTTCATACTTAAGCACGGTAGCACGAGTTGTGTTATCCATTGCCATTGATGTTTTCCAAATTTGAGTACGGCCTTCACTTGTTGAGAAAGGTTGATCTTTCCATGTTTCGGGATAACCAGAACCCTGTTCGTGAGAACTACCTACGATATAACATCTGTAAGGTTCACGATCTACTTCGCCATCTACAGTATCACTAGTTGCATCCATAGTACTTGGGACACCCATGTAATAGTATCCTGCTGTAGTACCACGAATAACAGTGCAGTCTATATCTTTATAATCAGAATCAGCAGAATTATCATCTACTGCATTAACTCTAACTACCATATAGTCTTTAATACTGCCACCACTAGAATCACTTACAGGAACTTTCAACATCAACCCAGGTACTAAAAACTGAGGTGCTGTATTTGAGCCGCCTACAATGTAATCTGTAGTTTGTCCAACGATATTAGATCTATTACCTAGATTACTATAATCGCATCCAACTTTCAAAGAAACAGTATCGCCTTGAGCATCATCAGATCCATTAATATCTGTTGATGTTGCTGTACCAGCACCACTAACAGTACTACCATCACCATGAGCTGCAACGTATACGTATCTCTTATGAAAGGAGGGGCGTCTTTCCGTGAATTTAAATTCAGGGTCATCTGTAGGTTTCTTAGAAACTTTAGATACGAAACGGAAAAAAGGATCTTGAGCTATTGCTAGTTCAGAAACTCTACTTCCAAAATCGTACTTCCGTCTAAGATCACCAGTACTATAATTAGATGATCCATCAGTAAATAAACCACTCGGGGACGCCGGTTCGGTTATACCAGATTCTAACTGAAATAAATCAGCCATCTTGTACTCCTTATTTAATTAAGGCAAGTGGCTATGTTAATTTTTAGCCAAATGCCGATTCTAAGTCAGAGTCAAGTCCTACAATGGCGTCAAATACTGAATCGTCTGCGGATTTCTCAGTTGCTACACTACCTGTAGAAGCTAAAGAAGTTGGCTGTTGCTGCGTTTTACGCATCTGTTGAGCCATTTGTTCTCTAGTACTGTCGGCAATATTAGCATCTCGATTTTCACGATTCTTTAAATAATAAATATCTTCTAATTCTAAAGATTTGGATTTAGCAAAATTAACAAAAGTTGCCCACTCATCATCAGACATATTATGTTTCTGTTTAAAAGCAGTCTCTTTAGCCAACCTCTGATTCTCGACTTTTTGTCCTTGTAAAGCTTGTCCAAGCCTACGTTGTACAATACCGTCTACAGTTGCACCCAATACCTTAGCTGAATCAGAATCATTTTTACTGAAAGCTTCGTCAGCATCAAATTCAAAATCCTCATCTAATCCAAGTTTTTCCGTCATTGTCTCTGGAGCTTGACCTCCACCCTCAAAATAATTCCGCACATGCTGAATTAAATTAGGGTCTTCTCTCATCGCATCGAGTATAGGCATATATGGTTCAATTTCCTTTAGCTGTCCGTTTAATTTTTTAGCTTCACGACTTGAATCACTATACCTTTTTTGCAAGACATCATCTTGCGGTTGAACTTCACTGGGGCTCATCTGTGTATTATCACTTTGTACTGAGGTTGACTGTGCTAGTTCTTGTTTATCTTGAATCCCACCATTTACTGATTGATCTAGCTCTGCGAAAAAGTCGCCAGACGCATTTTCATCAAATACGGATTCTTGGATTTCACTTTCAGGGACCGATTGTTCGGTGTTGCTTACTTGTTGCTCTTCCATTTGCTTTCCTTTTTATTCATTTGTTGTAAGTTAATAAATTTTTTACCAGATGCACAACTATTTCTTTTCTGCATTATTTTTTACTTGCATCTGTATTTCTGATTTAGCTTTATCAAACTCAGTTTTCATCATGCCTCTTAATAATTTCTGCTGAGCTTCTGTATTTAATACATCTTTTCTAATTTCATTAGATGCATCTCCAACTTTCATCTTTATACCAGCTTGTACTAATTGACGCTCTAATGTTTCAATAGTTCCTTCTTTATCTTTCATAGCTTCTGTTAGCTGCTCTAATTGCTGTTGCATTTGAGCATATTGAGATTTTCTTTGTACTATACCTTTTTTATTTCTTATATCTGTTTCAGATATCATTGCTATATCATCAATAAGACCAGCTTGGAACCATCTAAAATATTCTTCTAATAATGCCCATCTATTAACAGGCATTGTAGTTCCAGATACAATTCTAATATCAAATCTAGCTGAAGCATAATTTTTATACATACCTATAGCTTTACCATAATCATTATAAATAGGAATATTAATTCTTGTTTCTTTTTCTTCATCTGGAGATTGACCAGCTTCAGGTTGTACAATTCTAAATACTTTCTCTACAGAATAATGACTTTGAGCCATCATTTGAAAACATCTACCTAAATGTTCTAAACATGGTTCAACCATACTACCCATCCAAGCTTTTAATCTACGAGTACCAAATTCATCATTAGCAAGTAGTCCTCTGTATGTTTCTGTTTGTTCTTGTGCAAAACCCATCATTGAAGATGGAACACCTGCTATATATTCAGCATCTGATTTACCTTCTTGAACTACACTAAAGAAAGCATTATTAATAGGAGCTGGCATAATTGGAGTAGGAGCATTAAATCCTTGTCTATATTTGAGAAGGGCTCCTGGAGAGGATGAATAACGCTCCCACTCTTCTTCGGGAACAGAACCTTCTTCATACATCCATCTTAGGTTAGATGCTAAATTAGCATTATGTAACATAATCTGGTGAGCCTTGTTTATTTCTTGCTGTTTACCTATGAGAGGAGTAACAGCACTCATTGGATATGGTGTTCCAGTATACATGTATGGAATGGGAACGATAGGATATTCTTTTATATCTAATATCCTTTCATATAGGAAAACGTCATCTCCAACAGAACAAGTTAAATGTATTCTATTCTCGTAAAATTTTATTGCATCTACTATTTGACCTTTAATCTGTTCATTTTTTGCAATAATATTATAACTAGCTTCTGTCATTATTTGTTGTTCAATAACTGTAGCAGCTTCCTGAGCTTCAGCCATTAATTGCATCCTTTTCTCTTCAATAGCTTGTTCAGCCATCTTTTGAGCTCTTTGTATTTCTAACTGAGCTCTTTCAGGAATTATTTCACCAGCTTGTACGCCTTCCTGTAATTGTAATTCTTTTTCCATTAATCCAACTTGTACTTCATTCATAAAATCAGATAATTGTTCTTCTACTGAAGCTTTTATTTCTTTTAACTGTTTTGGATTAGGTGTTTTTTTTATATAAACATTATAATATGCGTGTTTTATCTTAGCATATGTTTCATAATATGGAACAATATCATCATCTTCAGCATCTAGATTTATTCCTAAAGTAATATCTTCAGGTTGTATACTTTCAGATGTATCAGTATCTCTTTGAGAATATGAAACTATCTCACTAGTTCCTCCAGCTTTTTTAATTTTAGATTTCCATTGAGGAAACATATTCATTAATTGAGTTCTAGCTAAATTCTTTCTAATACTTACAAATCCAGCATCTCTAAATAAAAAGTCTGTACTAGCTGGATCAACATAAACATCATATGGGTCTACTCTCTTAAAAACAACTTCACCCATTCCTCTGTCCATATCTCTATCTATATCTACAAGAAAATAACCTATACCCTTTGTTAATGCATCAAGTACAACTTGACTATATATAGATTTACCATTTGATAGATACCAACAATAATCTGCTATCTCTGAATGTACTTGAGCTACATCTACATCATCTCCAGTTGCTCCTACTGCTTTCCATCTAGGATTATTAGCAGTAACAAAATATTTCATTATCTCAATAATAGGAGTTACTCTATTAATGATAAATGTTGGCATACCTGCTTCTTCTAATACAGATTTTTCATTTTTACTTAATTGTTCATTTAAATAAAAATCATATGCTTTTTGAGAT